TTAACCTTGCTCTTTTTCTTTTGCATTCAGCTTATCTATTAAATCTTGCTCAACTTTTTTAGTAACATGGGTATAAATCTTCAAGGTAGTCAAAGGGTTAACCTGACCTACTCGAGACATAATTGCTTTCTGATTTATTCCCATCTCTGCTAATAAAGAAATATGGGTATGGCGAAAAATATGTGTTGATAATCGTTTATTTAATTTTCCTTGTTCTTTTAACTTTGCAGATAGATTTCGCAAAACTCTGTTCATGCTAAAAGGAGGCACCGAATCTCCATTTGGTGCTGCTAGAATGAACCCCATGTCATTATATTTAGAATTTATTGCTTTGTTTAATTCATTTTGACTGATCCATTTATCAATAATCGTTTTTGTTTCATTACTTATCGGAATTTTTCTGTTTGAGAAGACATTCTTCGGACTTGTTGTTAATCCGTCTTGTGCTTTTGAGTAGTTATAGAATAGCGTTTTGTTAACATCAAGTGTAGTACCGTCATAATCTTCAATTTTGAGAGCAGCAAGCTCACCGTATCGTAAACCTGTTTTAGATAGAACCTCTGCGATTTCAGCATATTGCGAAGCGCACGAACTATGTTTTAAATTTCTTAACTCACCTATTACTAATTCAAGTTCGTCTGGTTCTAAATATTTTTGAGTTACTTTTTCATGTTCTTCAATAGTGGCTTTTTTACGTTCTATTTTTACATCCTTAACTATATTATGTTCTACGAAGCCAACTTGTTTAGCATATTCGAACATATTTCTAAAAAGGGACCTAATAGCATCGGTGTAAGAGTGAGAGTAGTTTTCCTTATAATAGAATTCATTTAAAAACTTTTGGATATAGCTTGAAGTAAGGTTGTTAATCAGAACAGATGTATCCATTCTTAATTCAACTGCTTTGTATAAGCTAACGCTTGTCAAATAAGTTTGTTCTTTGACCTTCTGTTTATAAATTTCAATCCATTCTTCATACAAATTTGCTAAGGTCACTTTGTGTTCGTTTGGGTTACTGATCTTAGCATTTATTTTTTCTTGTAATTCCATCATCGCTTGTTTTTTAGCTTGATTGGATTTTGATGTCAGTGTAACAGATACACGTTTAAGTTTTTCCGTGTAGGGGTCCTTGTACCTTTCAAAGTATTTGTATTTTCCATTTGGTAATTCTTCCATCCACATTAATTTTAGCCTCCTTTCGAATGTACGTTCGTCTTCTTTTGAAAAGAAAAGCCTGTCGGCTAATCTTCTATAATCTGATATGCATCAATGTAAAAACCTGGAACAGTATTAGTTCCACCGTTATTTGTTGTATATGAAATTTCTCCAAGGGACCTAACCCAAACTCTTATTTCGTCGCCATCAATTATACGTGTTTCTAATTCTTCTTTATATTTTCCTAATTTGATAGTTCTTCTATCATTGGGGGCAGGGGTGACTGTTGCCATATATTGGACCAAATCATCGTCATCGATCACTTGAAAAACCTTAGCAACAAATGAAGTTTTTGTCCCTTTTAATTCATCTGGGTTTCTATAAAATTCAAGAAAATCAGTATTAGTATAATATGAATTGATATCGAATTCTTCTCGCTCAGTGGATTCAGCAACTTCTTCTGCACTAGCATTTACTTCATTTAAATCATCTACTCCGGTATTCTGTCCACAGCCTACTAATAATAAACTTGTTGATATTAATCCAAAAATCCACAAATTTCTTCATTTCATTCCCTCTTTCTGGCAAAATTATATTTGCGAGGTTAAAAGGGAACACCTCAATCGAAGCCGCATACTTCGTAGCGGGTGTTTTTTCATTTCTGAAGAAAGCATCCATCCAGTTCTATATAACCACCTCCTTAAATACATAATCAATATTTTAAAATAAAACATATATTTTAATAAATGTTTTATTAAAATTAAATAATTAAAGCGTTTAAAATTATATGTTTAAAAAAATACGAACGTACGTTCTTTGTTGGCTAAAAAAATAAATAGCCCTTTTGTTCATCATCGATATGCTGGGCCATAAATTGTTTTACTATTGGTTCATATTTAAAATCTAAATCATAGCTTTCTAAAAAATTAATACTATTAAACGCTTCAGGTGAAAAATCAGGATCATAAAGACGAGTTTCAATCATTTGTTCAATCATAAATTCTTCAGCCTCTTGTTCCATTTTTGATCGTAAAGAAAAGGTTAAATTATATAATTCATAATTCTTCATATGTTTAGCTGCATGTCCTAGTTCATGTAAGAGAGTAACTTTTTCTTTTCTTTCTGACAAAGATGAATCAAGGACTATGGTGTTGATGGCCGCGATGTAATGACCATCAGCATCCATTTTCTCTTTATGAACAACAGAAACATTCAATTGTGAAATGATATCATTGATTTTTGCATCCATATAACACACCTACTTAGCATCATTTTTATTTTTTATATATGCCTCGATAATTCCAGTTAAAATTTTCCTGTCGTTATCGGTAAGTGGTTTACCATCGCTACTCATGACTGAAGCCAATGCTTCTTCAACAGTGAGATTTTTAGGTGCTTCTATTTTGTATTCTGGACTGTCTGTTCGACCCAAGAGATAGTCCACAGACACATTGAAATAGTCAGCAATTTCTTGCAGTTTATCCGCGGAAGGTTGTTTGCCACTTTTTAATGAATAAAAATAATTTTCGCTATAGCCCAAGTCATTTGTCACTTGTTTGATTGTTTTTGATCGATTTTTTGTAAGATTTTTTATTCTTTCAAAGACTGTCATATCAATGATTCTCCTTTTTTCTTGCAAGGAAACAATAAAATAGTGTGGTTTTCGGTTTACAAAACAAACACTATAGTGTAGTATTGTTCTTGTAAGTTAGTTCGATAGTAAAAAGCAAACTAAAAACAGACCTCTAAAGCATAAGTTTGGCGACCCATTGCGATTATTAGGCGTTTTGTAAGCTTATTTAACTATAATTATATACTACACTATAGTATAGTTTCCAGTCAATGACTAATCGAATTAACTTACGAATATTTCTGAAAGGAGATGTTTGGTTTGCCAGATACAACAGTAAGCCGCCAAAAGATTCGTGATTACTTTGAGTCAAAGGGAATTTCGCTCATTAGCGTGGCAACGTATTTCAACATCCATAAACAAGACTTGAATGATTATCTATCTGGAAAGAATCAGAGTAAAAAAGCTCATGACACACTGACAGCGATTATTGAGTATTACAAGATCAGATAAGAGGGAAGGGAGATAGGTGAGTAGCATGCAGATCACAGTTGCTAAGACGATTGAAGTTCCTCAAGCTTGGATGGCGAAGGATGAGGCAATCATTTATTTTGGCTACCAAAATCACAAAGCTCTTTTTCAAAAGCTATTGCGAGAGTTCAAAGAGCATGAGGACTATAAAGACGGTTACCGTTTGCCCACGTATGGCTTACCAATCGTAAAAGTTCAACTATTCGATGAGTTTCTAAAGTGGAGAGATCAGAACAAGTTTAAACGAAAAAGGCAAGTATAGGAGGAAGGATATGCGAAGAATCTATTGGCTTAGACGTACAGCGTTTTTACTTGCTGTTTTTGCGATGGGAACCTTGGTTGCAGGAGAAATCTCCACGTGGATAAAAATCTTATATCCCACAGCCGTGATGATTTGGTTGATTGCATATGATGATGCGATCTTTGAGCATCGCTCTCGGAGGTGGAAAGAATAATGACTAAATCAGAAATTTTAGATTTGCTTTATCGGACAATTGATTGGAAGGAATGTTATTACGAAGTGGAAGCATTGATGGAATCAAGGGGATTCAGAGAGGAGAAAAACAATGGCGACAACTAGAAAAAGATTAACAGAATTTGGTTTTGAGGAAGTCAAAAAGACACAAGACTATCGACTTTTGCAACTTGTTATCAGCGAAACTGGCGATCGTTTCCGGACAGTGCTTCATTGGTATTCCGATACACCAAAAAAGGTCTACATAAATATGTACAAAACATCAGGTGCGGTAACTATTACTGAGGATGACGTGATGGGAAATCACAATAAACTGCACAGTGGTGTTTTGAAGAACTGGAACAGATTTAAAGAAACATTTCCAGAAATCAAAAGTGCAATTTAAGGAGGAGAAAATATGCCGAACAATACGCTAAACGATTTGAACAATTTTCTTTTTGGTCAACTGGAAAGATTGGATAACCCAGAAATGACACAAGAAGAATTAGAAGCAGAGATCAAGCGATCAGAGGCTATGACAGACGTTGCTGAACAAGTGATCAAAAATGCCAATACGGTTCTTGCGGCAGAAAAAATGTACTCAGGGAAAGACGGTTGGGTCGATCCAAAAAGAAGACCAAAAATGATTGAAGGATGATTATGATGCCTAAAAAAATATACACCAAAGAAATGATCGATTATCTAAAAGAAATAACTCCCGGGCGATTTAATGAAGAAGTCACTGAGATGTTTAATCAGAAATTCAATATGCATCTGACTGAAAATAAAATAAAGAGTCTTCGAAGTAATTATAAAATCCGAAGCGGGATTTCCGCATCACTTAGAGGTGTGAAGGCGAATCAAGGGAAACGGATTTTTTCTGATGAGCAAGATCGATTTATTAGAAAAAATGTAAAAGGGAAAAGTAACAAAGACCTAGCTGAGTTGATCAATCAGACGTTTGGGCTTCAGATGACAACTGCACAAATCAAAGGTTGGAAGGCGAATCATGCGGTGGGTAGTGGGTTGACTGGTTATTTTTCTAAGGGCCATGTACCTATAAATAAAGGAACCATAGGGATGTTCAATGTTGGTGGAAATAAGACATCGTTCAAGAAAGGGCAGCCTGCACGAAATCATAAGCTTGTTGGCTCCGAACGTATCGATCGAGATGGCTATGTGATAGTAAAAGTGCAAGATGATGGGCCGTGGCATAAACGCTGGCGCCCCAAGCATAAAGTGGAGTGGGAAAAACTTCACGGTAAGATCCCAAAGGGCTATGTACTGATTTTTCTCGATGGCAACAAGCAAAACATTACCATGGAGAATTTGAAGTTAGTCACACAAGCTCAAAACTTACAGTTGAACCGAAAACAGTGGCGCTCTGAAGTTCCAGAAGCAACGATAGCAGGGGTAAACATGACTCAGATCCAAGCCAAGGTAACAAAATACAAAAAGAGCCTACACCAGTTCCCGCTAGTTTAAGCCAAAACAAAAAAGAATTCACTCAAGGAGATTATAGCATTATGAACGAAAAAATGAAAGATTTAGCGAGACAGCTGCAAGATGAATGTCGTAAGGAAGGGGTTTGTTTACTTTGCACGATGCAGAAAAAGGGAAATGCCAATGTATTTGCACTTGGAAATATTGTGGACATAGGATTGTGTTTAGCGATGGAAGATCGGAATCTGGACAAACAACTCCCAATTCCTGCAGCAATCCTACGGAAAACCCCATTAGAAGCTTTAGAGGGTACAGCGGTTCAACAAGATGAGGTTAACGGTCATACCTTTGTGTTGAATAATTTGGTGGATCTTCCGGATGTTTTGAACCGGATCATGCGAGGTGAGTTTGAATGAATACCTTCGATTCTTTAGGAGCAAGACAGCTTCAGGAAGATGAACCAACTCCCATTGCATTCGATTGGGAAGGCAATCCCCTGTTCGCAGGAGAAATGGTTTACTCGATTAATGATCAATATGTTCACGAGGATGATTTGCTACGGTATACCCAAGAAAAATTAGGAAAGCCGGTGCCATTATGACCACAGAAGAATTAACAATTCAACAGAAATTGATCCAGATTCAATCAGAGTTAAAAGTGCCAAAGAATAACTTTAGTGAATATGGCGGATATAACTTCCGCAATGCAGAGGATATTTTGAAAGCCGTAAAAAAGCATAATTTAGAACATAGACTTTTATTGACCTTAGCAGACTTTCCTCTATTCATCGAAGGTCGTTTTTATATCCGTGCTACCGCAACGCTTACTGATGGGGAAGAATCCATCAGTATTGATGCATACGCACGAGAAGCAGAATCGAAATCCAAAATGGACGACAGTCAACTTACTGGCTCTGCTTCTTCCTATGCACGTAAATATGCCTTGCAAGGTCTTTACCTCGTGGATGATGGTATTGACCCAGATTCTTTGAACCAGGGAGAGGAAGAGTCTGAGAAAACCGAACAGGAAGTGTTCTTTGAGTATTTCAAGCACTATGCTAATGGCGTTGCGGAATTGACGAATAAGCCGTACGAGGAAATCGAGGCAAATGTCTTGGGCGTTAATACATTCGCTCGTTTAGAGGATGTAACGTCGGAAATGTATGCACAGGTGATTGGAACCATCAAGGCGATGGGCAAGAGAGCTGAGTTACAGCTAAAAGAGAGAATCGTAGAGGAAACGAAGGCACCTAAGCCAGAAACAAAGAAATTTACCTGGGGGAAATAGCAGATGAATGAATTAATTAAACCTGACACGATGATTCAAATCGATTACACACCAAGCACGATTTCAATCCAAAATGAAGCTGAATTAGCAACACTGGTTGAAAATACGGTGAATCATTATAAGAGCTTGACGTTTTCAGAAGGAGATATTCAAGGGGCAAAAGATGCTCGAATCTCTCTCAGTAATATCATCAAGCTTTTAGATGCAAAGCGAAAAGAAGTGAAAAAAGGCTACTCTGAACCTCTCGACGCCTTTGAAGATAAAATTAAAGAGCATGTTAGTCAGATCGATCAAGCAAAAGAAGGAATCGCTCAAAGCCTTGAAAAATTTGAAACGAAGGAGCGAGAAGGTCGACTGGAGAAAGTTCAGACAAAAGTCAATGAATTGTGCAGTGTCGTGGGTGTCGATCCTGAGGAAATCGAAATTCCTGATCAGTGGACGAACAAAGGTGCTTTCACTTTGGCCAAAGGTGAAATGAAAGCAGCGATCGTTAAAGAAATCACTGAGAAGATCAACGGGATTGTTTCCGAGAAGCAGACGTGGGCTGCGAATAAACAAGTAATCGAAAATTACGCGGAAGCTTTGGGGTTGGATCCTGTTTCTTGGGTACGATGGATCGACCAAGGGCATGAATTGCAGGAAGTGCTTGATCAAATAAAACAAGTAGTAACAGAAAAACAACAACGCCTTGAGGCGGCCGCAAAGGTTATTCAGGAAGTGGAACAAAATGAGTCTGTTCCCTCAAGATGCGATGAAGAAACTGGTGAGATTCTTGAGAATCCAGTTGAAAAAAATGAAGTAGTCAAAGATGGAAAAATCGTGACATTAAAACTTAGAGGAACCGATGATCAATTCTTTTTGTTAAATAAAAGCATTGTTGAGTTTGGGATTGAAGTCGTTAATGTGAGCGAATGATGCTTGGAAAGGTTGTTTATCACGAAAATAAGCGCCTGATGCTTGAGTTTGAAGAAGAAATCAATCCGGAATTTTTGAAATTACTTGCTCGAGAAAAAGAGAACCTAGTGGAAATCAAATTGATCGATAATGAGCCGAAATCTGCCAAGCAGAATGCTTTGGCTCATGCGTTGATCAAGGATATTGCAAAGCACCAGGAATTACCATTACACAAGGCGAAGCAGATGATGAAAAATCTGTACAAAGAAGGGCATGGGATCGAATTTAGTCATGCTGAAGCGTCAATGACTGAAATGAACCGATGGATCGAATTCTTGATTGAACACGTACTTAGCGAAGGGATTCCGCTTCCCAAACGTTATGACTATCTGCTCGATTATGAAAGATTCTTTTACTTTTGCTGCAAGTACCGCAGGTGTTGTGTATGTGGGAAGCCACATGCTCAAATTCATCATGTAAAAGCGGTAGGGAAGAGAAAACGAAACAAGGTCGATCATCGGCTATTTCCTTTTGCAAGCCTATGTTGGGTACACCACAACATTGCTCACGCAATCGGAGAGCTACAACTGTTAAATGATTTCTTGGTTATACCAGTATTTCTAGATAAAGAAGCATTGATCAAAATCGGCATCATGTCTAATGCACAGATACTTAGATTTGATCAAAAATATCACGATGAAGAATTATTCAAAAAAGCGATCGGAGATAAAAATCATGCAAGATAATAAATTACATCAACATTTGAAAAAAATCGTTTGCCAGCATGCATCACGACCAGCATTGCAGTGTGTTCAGTATCATGAGGATGGGAGCCTGCGAGCAACAGACGGTCAAGTGATGCTACGGATCAACAACTTTCACGGCATTGATCAGACGCTTATTCAAAATGTACGGACATTAGAATTTAAAGATCTAAAATACCCGGATACAGACAACAATTTCGTTAAGGAAAAGAAACAAAATAAACTAAAAATAAGCTTGAGTGTCTTTAAACGAGTCCTTCTTGCTCTGAAGGAAGGAAGTTTTTCAAATATTGTTTCCTTACACCTAGATTCTGAAAAAGTTGATATCACGAATAACCGAAGCAACTCGGAAGTGCCTATCTCGATCACTGTTGGCTGCAAGTATGAGGGAGAATCAATGGAAATCAGCTTTTCTGCTGAAAACCTGTTGAAGATGGTCAACTTTATGCTCGATGCCAAACAGCGATACGCAGTGGATGATGTTGAACTTTTCATTGGATCACCAATCAGAACCGTAATTGCGGAACTTGAAGAAGGCAAGTATCAATTTATAGTAACACCTGTAAGAACACGATAAGGGGGCGAATGTCTTGACTGGACACAGAAGTTACTTTGCCATCATACCTGCAAATGTTCGATACGATAAAAAACTGACAGCCAATGCAAAGCTGCTTTATGGCGAGATAACAGCTTTAGCAAATGAAAAAGGATATTGTTGGGCGGGCGACCGATACTTTGCGGAATTATACGGTGTCAGCAAGACAACTATCCAAAGTTGGATTAAAGCATTGACTGATAATGGCTACATTACAAAAGAGTTGATTTACCGAGAGGGTACTAAAGAAATTTTGAATAGGTATATAAGAATAGTTGCATACCCTACCCAAGAAAATTTGGGTACCCCTACCCAAGAAAACTTAAGAGATAATAATACATCTTTTAATAATACATTTAATAAGACAAATAAAGAAGAAGTTGAAACTTTTTCCAGAAAGTATTCTGACGAACACTTTCGTCTCGCTTCTAAGTTACAAAATAATTTGATTGATGATTTTCCAAAAGAAATGAAAAAAGCGGATCTTGACAAGTGGGCAGATGTTATTCGACTCATGGAAGAAAAGGATCAACACACGATTGAACAAATTGATTATGTATTGAGTTGGCTACCGTCAAACAGCTTTTGGTTTGGCAATATTCGGAGTGCGAAAAAACTCCGAGATAAGTTTGAAACGCTGAAATTTGAAATCAAAACAGAAAAGTCTAAGAAACAGGGAAATAAGAATTTTGTTCGAGAAGAAAAACTGCCTGATAGATTTGTAAATCCTGAAACAGAGCCGACGTTGGATCCAAAGCGTCAAGCAGAGATCGAAGCAAAGCTTAAGGCATACCAGGATCAAAAGAAAGGAGCTGCTACGTGAACAAAGAGCAACGCAGAAAAAGAATGATTGAGTGAAAAAGACTAGTGTATCTAGCAGAGCATCCGGATTTTGATACCAACTCAGAAATTCGAGCCGTATGGGAGTATTTTAAGGATGAAACAACTTCCCCTTACACCAGGATCAATGGACTGATCGAGGTGGTCCATGAAGGCGAAGTCATCTTCACCGGAAACAGAGCTGAGGTGCGTACTAAGTTCGCAATCAGTCACTCTAACCTAAGTAGAAAATTGCGGGAGAAACGACCTGACCGAAAAAAGCGGTATCATCGGATAAAGGATTAATTCAAAAGGTGTCCCACCCTAACATAGGAGGTGTCCCACCTAGTGCCGACAAAGAAAAAACGCCCTAGATATGCGCTGGATGATGACACAATAGAGAAGCTTGAGTGGTTATGCAAGCAGCATCAGAAGCGGACGGGAAAACAGAAAGTGTATCCAAAGGATACTTTGACGGAACTCATAAACAACGATTTTCAGATCAGGAAACGGTTTGGATAGGAGGAGCGTATGTTAAACAAACAGCAAAAATCATTTTATCGACGTAGAATGATTTTTATCATCGGGGATCGATCTGTTGAGGATATCCCCAAAAACGAATTGCAACAAGTCCAACGGATCGGCAAATTAATAGGGTCGCCGATCATGGATCACTCAAGGCTACTAGAGCCAATCGATATATACACATTTACCTTCGAAGATTATATGGATCTAATTGCTGAGGGCTATAGTGTGAAAGCAATTATCAATGCATTAGGAATCAGTAAATACCGATGGATGAAATGGCGATTAGAGAATGTGCCAAAGGAGGAAAAAATTGAATGTCACAAGTAGTGGATGATATGCTTGAAGGATTTATCTGTCAGACGTGTGGCAGTTTTGTCGACGGAGAAGCACCTGGATATCCAAGAGACTGTGAGGACTGTGAAAGTGAGGCAGATGAATGAATCTATTTTTATTCTTCTTGGGAATCATTGTTCTAACGAGTGTTACCAATTTTGCGAAAGAACGAGAACATCGGAATAAAGCAATTCATGCCATCGTGATATTAGTTACGTTGGTAATAATGTGGAGCATGATCAGGTAGCGAGTTACGTTATGGAGTAAATAAGATGGAAGTAGAAAATCTAGAAACGCTGGCAGCAATTTTTCAACGAGTAGAGAAAAAAGCGTTGGCAGATTGGGATTAAAAATGGAGGTAGGACTATGAGAACCGTGTTTCAAGGAAAAGAAATAACAGTGACATTAAAAACTGCAGGTAGAGATTTGTCGACACAAGAGATTGTGATGGGCCATCAGCTGGTCATCGGTAATTTCGAAGCGTTGTTTGTTAATGACGATTCGGAAAGTCAGGATCGTTCTGAGCAAGAGCCGGAGCCAGAACCAGAACCTTTGGCAAGCGAGCCGAAAAATAATTGTGATAGCAAACCAGCATGGATTGAAAAAGGAGAAAATGTATCAGTGGAAATCACGTGTCCTTTCTGTGGCTACTATGGGAAGGTGCAGACTAGATGGGGGAATTCATTCTCGAAATGCAAACATTGTCGAGAGAAACTCCATAACAAATTTGCGACTGGTGTAGCTGGCGAAAAGAATTCATGGGGATGCGTTTATACAGCTAGCGAACCGATGATTTTCAAGAATGATGGCAATCCTTTCGAGGGGATTTTTGAAGAGCCTGACAGCGGAAAAGCAGAGATAAACTAATGAACAGACTATCAGTAATCGGCTTTGTTATTTGCGTGATCATCATTGTCGTTGGTGTAATTGCGTATAAAAAAACGCTGGATGATGAATGATATTTTCCTTAAAGGAACAAATACACAACTTGAGGTGAAGCTATGATACTTATTAAGTGTTTAAGAAATTTTATATACTCCATTAAGATCCGAAGTCCTTGCAAAACATATAAGAATAATGAATTACTGCTGTTTGGTTAAAAGTTTACTGAAAAATTAGGAGTGAAAAATCATGAATACAAATATGAATAAGAGAAATGAAATAATTTATTTATCCCCTGCTGAGACAAAGAACAGCTCGAAAAACAATAGGATCCCATCTGCGGATACGACAACTATTCAGAATTGGTTGAATACTTTAGGAATAGAAGGCGGAGGAACCCTTCGACTTTTGCCCGGTACTTTTATTATCAATCAAACTCTATTTATTCCATCGAATGTCACTCTCGAAGGTGTTGGGGACAGAACAGTGTTAGATGGTCGTAGTCTACCGAATGGAGACATCACTCAACGTCCTTTCTTGATTAGAGCTTCAGGGCTTCAAGTAGGTAGTTTAAAAATATCTACTAAACTGACCGAAGGGCAAACGAAACTTTCAGTGACAGGCGATCTTAATAAAGCAAGAAACGGACGAATGATACAGATTATTAGTAGTGAAAGACAAGCTGAAACAGAAGTTGGACTACTGCCTTACAAAGAGGAGATTCAAAAAATTGTGAATGTTGATTTTCAGAATGGAACGATTGAAATAGATAGTGGTCTTTTATTCGATTACACGTCTGACGATGACATCCGAGGTGAAATTTACGAGCCTGTCAGAAATGTAGAAATCAAAAAACTCAAAATCATCATGGGCGGTATTGGTAGTGTACACTCGGGAATAAATATAAACTATGGCCTAAATGCAAAAGTTGATCAAGTAACAATTGACGGTGCAGAACACATTGGTATGCAGATGACACGTACCTACTTATTTTCTATCATGAATAGTTATTTACTCAACAGTACAAGTCCTTTATTTGATAACTTTAATAGTGGCTATGGGATAGCTGTGATTTCATCTTCATGTTATGGACAAATCGAAAAAAACTTTTTTGATAATTGTAGACATGGAGTAACAGGTGGAAATCATGCACCACATCATATCAATGTGATTTCTAATGTATGTACTAATTGCCGGGTGGGTTATGCATTAGGATGTCATGAACCTTGTATGTACTGGACATTTAATGGTAATACAATTCAAGGGTGCGCTAGCGGTATAAACACTCGTGGAATGCATATGACTATTACTGATAACCTGGTTAAAAATATTTCAGGAGTGGGTATTTCTACAGGAGGAACTTCTGGAACAAATCTTCCAGTTGCTAAAGAATACATTATAACAAACAATCGTATTACCAATGTGGATGGGAGAGCAATTGAATTAAGAGGGCATTTTGGTCGTATAGAAGGTGCAATTATTGAAAAAAATACCTGCATCAAAACTTTAGGGATTGTTATTCGTAATGGTATAAATTTACTAATTACAAACAACCTGATTGATCAAACCAACAATTTGCAAAATACGGTCTATGGAATTCAATTAACTTCTGCAGACGGGATCACTTTATCTGGCAACCATATTATAGGAGCAAGAACTCATGGGGTATTTATCTCAGACTGCAATGAAGTAAATATTTCCAATAATATGTTCTATGTAAATAAGAACCTTTGGAGTACTGATAATGCTGTACTTCGTATAGCTATTGGCCGAAAAATAATTATAAACAACAACCATTTTCAATCTCTTACTAGAATTTCAATATTCACAACAGATGCAAACGAGATTATTTTTATGAGTAACATAATCAGTTCAAATAGAGATAGTAACACGAATTTTTCTGCAGCAAACAATCTTATTAGTAAGGATAATATTGAAGTAAACTAAACATCAATACTGTATTAATTCTGATTTAATTTAGCCAAATATTATGGCGCATATTGCAGCATAATATTTGGCTATAAAAAAGTCGGATCTTTCCGACTTCGATTAATATTGTTAATAAAATATTCTAAAATATTAGAGAAAATCAAGCGCTGTGACACTTTTTAGTGTAACGAAATAAGAAGTACCAGATCCTAAAAATGTGAATATTGAAAAAAAAACAGTGTGGATGTCTTTATGGCTACCTATCTATCTGAAAGATGTCGAGTAGGAGAGCCGAGAGAGCACAAGATTATCAGTACCTTTTCAATTTTTGCTCCGATATTCTCATGTAAGACTTATGCTGCAGAAGAAGAACTACTCATCCAAAAAGAGGAAACAATCAATGGGTTCCATCAGCTGCACGATCTTTTTGTGGTCTTTTAGCAATTCAGTATCCATTTAAACCAGAGATAGCCGGTAGAAGGAAAAAATATTTTGCTAACGCAATGTCAATGGTCTGAGATGTACCTTACGGCACAAAGAAACCACATAAGCAAAGATTTAGTGATGCAAGAGTCGAACAAAGCGATTATTCAATTTGCTTCAGCTAGATTTAAATAACTGATTGATATTAATAGGTTGGTGAGTGAATGCGTTACAAAAGAACTCAACAAAACCGCAATCTCTACAAACTGCCATATCTACCAAAATTATTTTATCTTTATCAGGATTGCAAAAATCTTCATCAACAGTTAAACAAACGAATTTTAATTTTTGTGGTGGATGAATAAAAGACATCTTGAAACTATAACAATTTAGGCACTGCATTTCAACTAACCTCATTTTTTTTAAATTAATTATGTATCCTAGTGAGAAACTTTAGGAGTAGCATTTAACCTAAGTGGCTATTGCTTATCTCACTAGGAGAAGGCTGAAGAATCTAAACTGAATCTATTCTTATCGTGACAAGCTTTAAAGAAAAAATAAACATTATATGTCAGCCTTCGTAAATAGAGTACTCCTATGGAAAATAGAATTCAATCAGATTAAGCTTTCTTAATCTATAACTTTTGTTTTTATGGTGAAATAGTTGAAGTAGGCTTAGACAAGTTAGGGACAGGTGCCAATGTATTTATCACCAAGTCTTTAAACAAGGATTTTGATTCTTGCAAGGTCAACATATTTAGTAAATGAAAGTGATAATTAAGTAGACGAAGTAAGTCCTTTGAAAAGCATAAAAAAGTTTTTAAAGGTTAGCAAGTTACACAAATTTTAAAAGATAGTAATAGTTATGATATCGAGTGTCAATCAGATAGAATAGGGAAGATACAAAAAATGTCTTTTCTTTGAATTGTTATTAAATTAACGATAGTGCCATAAATTAATTTAATGTTTGTTCGAAATTGATTGAAACAATTTAAGTAAAATAAAAAGTGCCTGCTATTTATAGAAGTGCACTCTTTATTATCCAGTACTATTCAATTTTCTTTACTCTCCCACCTATCTTGGATGCAAATTCTTCTGCATCAGCTTTACACTTAAACAATCGTGCTTTACTTTTTAGACGTGTTCGACATCCAGTAGGGGTGATGTAGCCATGCAATACTTTCACAACATACATTCGGAATCAACTCCTTATAGTTTTTTAGTATAAAAAGTAAAAGTAAAGAGTTAATAAAGTAAGTTAGAAGAATTGAATAATATTTTCTAATGGTCAATAGCTTATTTGAAAATACAAAAAGACACTTAAATTAAACTATCTATGTACCCTAGCGAGGCGCGATGGATACAGCAGAGCCTTAGTTGGATGAGGCAACCTCGCTAGGAGAAGGCTAGCAATTTATCGAATAGATGTTTTAATTTAAATACCCATATCTTTAAAAGGAGATTCGATACTAGCCTTCGAAAACAGACTACTATATTTAAATAACATTTTTCAAACAGATTAAGAAAGCTTAATCTATAACAAGTTATTTCTTGAGATCTCAAAGTAACAAAAAAATCGTATTTATCTGGCTATCATTAATCGTATGCTTTTGGAATAATTATGTATCCTAGCGAGGATTTAAACAGCGTAGCTGCGTTATTATGTTAGATTATTATCTCTCGCTAGGAGAGGGCGGAGGCATATCTTTGAAAGCAACAATTAGCAGAATATTTATTTTTGAAGATATGATCGCTCTGACCCTCAAGTTCAAAATACACCTATGAATAATGGATTGCAATCCAGGTTAAGAAGAGTTAATTAATAACTTAGAATATTTATTTCCATAATATGCAGAATAAACAAAAACAGATTCATATCAAAATTATTGATACTAGAGGTAGATTAATTACACCAAATCGAAGGGACATGCGCTATGACTTTATTACAGGAAATAGATGAGAATAAAACACGCGCTAACGCAAGAAAGCTTCTGATGACATACAGAAGAAAGAAACGGCGTTTAGTGGGTGCCAGTATAGATCCATATTCATTGATCCGTTCTCCGGAAATAACCGATGATCCTGCACATCGAAGTAATACGAACGGTACAGAGAAAGTCATGCTGCATCAATTAAGTTTAGTTGGACTTATGGAAAATTACTCAAGAGAGATTGTACTGATTGATCAAGCGATTGACAGCCTATCGGATATCTCTAAAAAAATCCTTCGTTTCAGTTATTGTGATCCCAACAAACTTACAATTCGAGACATTGCATATAAACTTGATATCTACCAGGTTACGCCATCTGGGAAATTTGAGCGTATTCTATATAGTGAAAAGAATATCGAGCGTCTTCGATCGCTGGCTTTATTTGAATTTGCAGAAGCATATTCAGGTGGTGTTTTAATAGCTCAAAAAAATAGGGATTTTATAGGGGAATGTTAGGGGTTTTTTAGGGATTTCGTTCGATTTAAGGTGATATTATGTTAGTGTCGAAAGATTAAGAGATGTGGTTGGTGGGCTACTCACATAATAACTCATAAACCGAAAGGGGGCTAATCCCCTCGTCGCTTTATTTTTCTTTGACAGAAAAACGGTAAAACTAAAACGAATGGAGTTGAGAATACTCCTTATCTTCATTCGCCGTCACTGTGGCGGAAGTAGGAGAGGCAACGGTCAACGGTGAATAACTTCGTGAGAACCTAGTAAGTTCTTGTGTGTGGTGCAATCCCACTCTAGTGACATAACGCATTTGAAACATTAGGTTGATTTCGCATACTAGTTAAGTCGGACGTAATATGATCGGACTGATAATCCGAACCTCCCTAATTGTATTCTCTGTAAGTCGTGACGTGTAGCTCAGTGGCTAGAGCGTTTGGTGGATAGCCAAGAGGTCGCCGGTTCGAGTCCGGTCTCGTCAATTAATTAGCCGATTAGCGGAAACTAATCCGGCAAGCGACCTAGCATCGTGTAAATACAACAATCATTGCTAGGGATGGTTGTAATACAAAATGAAGTCACTCAGTCGAGTGGCTTTTTATTTTAAAGGACAAAAAAGCTACCGGTGTCAGATCCGGCAGCTTCAGGCAGATAACGACTTTATTAGATAGTTAGCTGTTATGTTTTGGATAAAGTGGATCTGCCTATTTAAATAATAACATCTAATTATAAAATATACAAAAAATGCCACCATGCTTGGAGGGATGGTGGCATTATGTAAATATCAAATAAATGAAATTTACATATATATAATATATCATAATGACGAAAAAAATGCCACTGAGTTGTTAAAACTCAGTGGCGGAACAGGGTTGAAGTCTTATAGATACATATTAAAGGAGTTCCTGTTACAGCATATTATAACAAAGGGAAAAATAAATTTCCACTGGAATTCAAATAACTAGTGGGTAGGTAACCAGTTTTATGCTTTTCACATTCGTAATAAAAGACTCTTCTGCTTAAGGTAGCATAATAGACAAGAAATATATTTCCTTTCATTAGGAACGTACTTTACAACAAATCCTGCATAAGAAAAACTTGTCAGAGGGCCTTTTTAAACTAACATAGAGAAGCGCTGCATTTTGTTCCGTATGAAAGCCAATATCCGTGACTTCGTCATTTTTTTTAATACGTGGACAATCCTGATCGTGAATTACGAATCGATTATTTGCTACTTTTAATTTCTTCTTTTTGATTACATAGTAAGGCATATCAACTCACCTCTCTTTTTTACTCTATTATACAACAGTGAAAGGAATGGAAATCATGGAAAAGCTTTGTGAGGATGAAGTAAGATGGATGATCAGAAAGTACAAGATAAAGACGCGCAAGCAATACAAGCGATATTTGTTGTTACAACGAGTGATCAAATCGTTTTTTCCGTATAGAACTGTGTATACTAGCCCTTCCCTTCGAATGTATGAAATTAACTTGGATGTTACAGAGTCTTTTTATCAATCTGTGAATAGGGGATAAACCCACAAAACAAACACGATTAGCGAGGTGGTGAGATGATTTGATCGCATGGGATAAAATTAGACAAGAATACGAGAACAAAGACATAAGTTTGAAGGCTTTGGCTGAAAAATATAAACTTAGTCCGTCTACTGTTCGAAGTCGAAAGAATCGTGAGGATTGGCAACGCAACGAAACAGGAAACGTTGCAACGCGTCGCAACGCAACGGACGCACCGGGAGGACAATGCAATAACAAGAATGCTGCAGGTAATAGCGGAGGGGCGCCTCCTAAGGGAAACAAAAATGCTTTCAAGCATGGACTATTCGCCAAGATCATACCTAAGGAATCCCTAGAAATTGCACAGGAGCTTGTAGACAGTGATCCGGCAGATATCCTTTGGAACAACATCATGATCCAATACGCTGCTATCATACGAGCGCAGGAGATCATGTTTGTGACAGATCGTGACGACATATCAAAAGAAGAGTCTGGATGGACATCTGGTGACGGTGGAAGCAGTTCTACAATTCAGGTTCAATATGCATGGGACAAGCAAGCAAATTTCTTGAAGTCTCAATCAAGGGCAATGATGACTTTGTCAAATCTGATCAAGCAGTTCGTCACGCTAGCTGACGAGCAAGACGAGCGCCGCAAGAAATTGGAGTTGATGGATGTGCAAATTCGTAAAGTTCAATCTGAGGCGGACATTATCGAAAACAAAGCTTCTAAGCTTGTGTTAAATGAAAAAGAACAAAGTAAAGTTCAAGGTCTGATTGATATTGGCCAGGCGCTTATTGGTCCAATAGATGAAGATGAGGAGAGTGGACGAGATGAGTCAGTTGAAGTTATCGACTAAGCAACAAGAAAATATTTTTCAACCACTCAAAGGGATTCGGATGGAATTGAACGAGGGAACGATTCGTTCTGGTAAGACGATGTCAGATGCACAGAAGATGGCGTTAATATACGCTGGCCATCCAGATACGAATCATCTTGTACTCGCTTATAACCAAGAACAAGCCTACCGAATGTTTATGGATTGCGAAGGCTTTGGGCTTGAACACATCTTTGCCAGTTGCGCTGAGATTCGACACGATGAGCATGGGGATCATTTATGGATCAATCTTCCGGCGGGAGAAAAGCGGATCTATTACAAGGGTGGTGGGAAAGTGAATGCTGTCGGAGCCATCACTGGAATGTCTTTTGGAACGGTCACTTTCTTAGAGTTCAATCTACTTAATAAAGCGGTCATAGAGGAGGCGTTTCGCCGAACCAAGGCATCTAGCTTTCGTTATCATCTAGCTGAGCAGAATCCACCAGCGCCCAATCATCCCAATTTAGAGACGCTAAAACCATTCATTAAAACAGGATCCTTTAAGTTCCGACATTGGCGACCACAAGATAATCCTATTTTGACAAAACAGTCTTTGAAAGAATGGGAAGAAGAGTGCAAAGTCTCTGACTATCTCTACAAACGAGATTGGCTAGGTGATCGAGTGATGCCTGAAGGTGTAATCTATTCAATGTTTAATAAAGATACCCATATGACAAATGAAATCATAGGCAAGCCTGTAGAAGTGTTTTTCAGTGCCGATGGTGGTCAAAGCGATGCGACAACTTGTTCGTTAAACCTCGTTACATGGAAAGATGGAAAGTATTATCTCTATCGAATGGCCAACTTTTATCATAGTGGAGCCGATACTGGTATCACAAAAGCGATGAGCGAGTATGCCAAAGAGATAAAGTTGTTTAAAGAGTGGTGTTATCAAGAATGGTCATGGCTGCCAAAGCATTCCAAATTCTTTGTCGATCCAGCCTGTAAGTCATTGAGTGAGGAATTACGTGTCTTGGGGATTGTTACCACAAATGCAGACAACAACTCAAAAGACAAAGTAACTAGCAATGGAACCAAAATTGAAATAGGTATCGAACGTATGCAAAGCGCCTTTTCTAAAGGACGCTTTTTTCTTTACGATCATGAAGGCAAATATGGTCATTATTATTTTATCAAGGAGTTAGGGATGTATGTTCGTAATGATAATGGCTACCCGGTTGATAAAAACAACCATGCTCTGGATGAATGTCGGTACGCAATTAATTACTTTACGAAACGTTATGTTCTCTAATAGGAGGTGGTCCAGTGTCATTTTGGCAGTCAATAAAAAGAGTATTTGGAAAGGGGGCGGTTGCGATAGGAGCGAAAAAAGAGCTACAAAGTATTTTGGATCATCCAAAGATTCAAATGAGTCATGAAGAGTATGATCGTATTCAAAGCAGCTTACTTTATTACCAAGGGTACACCCATTGTGATTCTGGTCAACGAAAGAAAGCGAATATTAATATGGCCCGCAAAGTTGCTTCTGAGTACGCGAAAGTGATGTTCAATGAACAGGCAGAAATCACGATCGGAAAAGAGGATAAATCGAAAAAATATGATGAAGCCAGTGCTTGGATCGAATCTGTGTTTCAACATAATGACTTCAAGCGTAATCTCAGTAAGTATCTTGAACCAGCAATGGCGCTAGGAGGCTTAGTTGTGCGACCTTATTTCAATGATCAATCGGGAAAAGTGGAATTTTCATGGGCGCTCCCGGATGCCTTCTTTCCATTGGAAAGCAGTACAAATAAGATCAGTCAGTGTGCAATGGCATTTAAAACGATCAAAACCCAAGGGAACAAAACTTTCTATTATACCTTGTTAGAATTCCATGAGTGGATCGATGGCGAGTATTGGGTCTCTATGGAACTATACGAAAGTGAAAAATCTAATGTGTTGGGGATTCAAGTATCTTTAAATACATTAAAGCAGTATGAAGAATTTGAGGCGGCTGTTCATGGTGAAGAAATTGAACGTCCAATCTTCTCTTATTTTAAGACAGCAGGTTTTAACAATATCAACCCATATTCTCCGCTTGGTGTGGGTGTTTACGACAACTGTAAGCGAACGCTGGATCGACTAAACAAAGCGTTGGATGCGTTTGATCATGAAATTGACGTGGGCAAGAGAAGAGCGGCCTTTCCTGAATCTATGCTAAGTGGAATTCCTGACAAGGGAACAGGCGAAACGAAATTAACATTTGATAAAGATGATGACTTCTATGTCATTGTCCCTGGTACGAACCCTGATGAATTTAAAATTACTGATTTAACGCATGATATTCGAACAGAACAGTACATCGGGGCGATCAATCACCGATTGCGACTTCTAGAAATGGAAGTTGGGCTTTCGACGGGTACGTTCGTTTTCGATGGTGCTGGTGTACGTACTACGAATAAGACTGCAACCGAGGTAATCAGTGAGAACTCGCAGACGTACCAATCTAGAAACCAACAAACCACCGAATTGGAGGAATTCATTCGGGATGTTGTGCTGGCGTTGTGTGAGCTTGGCCGGGCCACAGAAGTTGATGGGAAACCATTGTTTAGTGGAGAATCTCCAAATCGTGAGGACATTGGCGTTAACTTTGATGATGGCATCTTTTTAGATAAAAAGTCAGAATCTGATTATTATCGTGAATTGAAAAATGATGGGTTGATTCCTGGATGGTTAACTTTAGCGAAAATAATGAAGTTGCCTGAAAGTAAGGCAAAAGATCTTTACCGACAAGCACAATTGGATGTGGTCGATGAAACGACTGGGAAAATACGGGATTCTGGATACGAAGACTTTGAGGAGTGATTGAATGACAATTACATCAAAGCAGTTGGAAATCGAAGCTTCTTACGTCCAAGATGCCTATATGGCGATGGAAGATGAAATCATGAAGATGCTTGTCCGCCAGTTAAACAAATCGACGAGAACGCCGCTCACAGAAGATAATGCATTTCGATGGAAGCTCGAAAAGATGCAGCAATTAAATTTGTTGAATCAAAAATCCTCGCAGCAGCTGGTAAACGAAACAAATCAGTATTCTTATGATCAACTACGTAAGATCGTCGTGGACATGGGTTTTGAAGTTGTTTCTGATTTGGACAAGAATTTGTCTAAGCAAACAGGAAAAGAACCGCCTCCAAGGACTGAAATCGATAATGTGATGGAGTCATATTTCAACCAACAGTGGCGTGATCTCGACAACCATGTCAATCAAACACTGATTGACACCAATTATCCTAACAATCCGCTGGCTAAGATGTATCAGCAAGTTCTCAATGATACAGTAGCCAAAATCATCGGTGGTGCTAAAACGCCACAGCAGGCGCTTAGAGAATCGATCTATGCGATGGTGGAAAAAGGTGTGATGACAACCTTTGTTGACAAGGCAGGGCGTGAATGGAGCCTTGAACGCTATGTTCGGATGGTTTTAAAAGCAACCACTCACCGTGTCTATCAGGATCTGCGAATTAAGCGAGGCTTAGAGCATGGCATTGTTACTGCGCTAATGAGTAGCCATATGGCTGCACGACCACACTGTGCGCATATCCAAGGGGGATGGGTGCTAATTGTTCGTACAGAAGATGCACCGGAAGAATTACGACACATTCCATCCATCTATGATCATGGATACGGTGAGCCTGATGGCACACAAGGGATAAACTGTAGACATCGATTGTATATCCAAATCTATGATCCGAATATTGACGTCCATATGAAACAATATGAACCCAAACAAGCGATTGAAAATGCGGACTTGGTTGCCAAACAGCGACGCATGGAAGTAGCTATTCGTCGTGCGAAAAGGCAAATGAATGCAGCGGTCTCACTTGATGAAAAAGAAGATTTTCAGCACTTCAAGCAGTTGATTAGAAAACGTCAAGGTGCATTGAGAGTACTAATCGACGAGCATAATCAATTGTTGCGTCGAGATTATTCAAGAGAACAAGTCTATACGTAAACTCCCACAACAGAAAAGTGGTTGTGGGAGTTTATCATTTATATGTATTTTTGGAAAGTATTAATTGTATTGCTTCTTCCGAATCATCTAATCCATGCCAAGTTACAAAACCTTTTGACAAAGTAAAAATGTATATTTTATCAGTCTTAGTTGTCTTGCTTACAAGCTGACTTTTTAGATCATTTACTCTAAGGGATGTAGCAATGATGAAGCTAGTTTTTGTTATGGCGAAATAATCGTCTCCGAAAGAATCTAAATAATTATATAGACTCTCATAATTATGTTTATCGTCCAATACTAAAGAAATTTTATAGACATAAGTAACCATAAACTCACCGTCCTTTTTTTACTATACCTAATGATATACGAAAATAAATAAAAATTAAATGAAAAATATAACATGTATTAAATTAATCATAGCAATGATTATTTATTTTGCCTTCTTACTGCTTACAGGCGTTAAAGAGAAAGCTGTCTCGGGTGATGGACGTAACCATCAAATTTATCGGGTTGTGGCGTAACCACTAGGAGGTCACTATGAAAGAATTTTTTAAGCCAATGGAGATGAACTTGCAGTTTTTTGCTGATCCAGAGTCTGATTCTGCTCGTGATGAGCAAAATCAATCTGTTGAAGATCAAACTCAAACTGAGGAAGAAGCAGAAACTAAGGAAAAAGAAACTTCCCCTAAGAAGTATTCTCGTGATGATGTTGGCAAAATGGTTGCTGCAGAAACCAAGAAAGCCGTTGAGAAAGCGAAGCAGGAATGGGAGAAAAGTATTCCTAATGATGCTGAGGAAAAAGGACCCTCAGACCAGTATCAGAGTGAAAAATCAGCCAAAGAAAAACTTGCTCAAAAAGAGGCAGAGTTAGCTCAAAAAGAAATTCGTCTAGAATATCGCGAGAAAGCGCAAGAAGAAGGACTGCCCGTGAAGATCATTGATTTGATTGATTGCAGCGACGCTGAAAAAGCAGAGGCATCATTTAAATTGGCGAAAGAGATTTTAGGAGAAACAACCTCAAAGAAAAAGAAAAAGCAGTTTGTCAGTGGTGGGAATCCTCAATCGGGAAACCCAGATCAGTTAGACCCGTTTTTAGCGGGATTAAAAGGAAAATAGGAGGAATTTTTAAATGACAGTTACAGTTCAGAACTATGCAGAGAAATGGCAGAAAGAGTTAGATCAAACCTTGCAACAAGAATCATTAACAGCGGAGCTTGAAACACCTGAGGTGAATTGGTTAGATGCGAAGACGTTCCGTGTCCCTCATATCAAGACATCAGGATACCAGAACCATAATCGTGAGAAAAAAGGGTTCAATTCTGGGAAAATTACCGTTGAGGATGTCCCTTATACGTTGGACTTTGACCGAGATATTGAATTCTATGTAGATAAAGCGGATGTTGATGAAACGAATCAGGCTGCTTCAGCTGGAAATATTACTCGTGTCTTCTCAAAGGAAAATGCTACGCCAGAGATGGATGCTTATCGTTTTTCTAAATTGGCTGCATATGCCGAAGAAGATGGACTTTCGCAAGACGAAAAAATCACAAAAGAAAATGTTGTTGAAACTTTAAAAGCATCCATTTTGAAAAGCCGCCGTTATGGTACTCAAAATTTGATTCTTTATGTATCTTCTCAGGTGATGGACTGCTTAGAGCAATCGCCTGACTTCACAAGAACTATTAGCGTAGATTCTGCAGGCACTCAAATCGAAACTCGTGTCACCAGCTTAGATGGTGTTCGTATTAAAGAAGTTTGGGCAGAAGAACGATTCTATGAATCTTTTGATTTTACTGAAGGGTTTGTTCCCAAGGCAGATTCTAGAAAATTAAATTATCTGTTAGTTGCGAAACCTGCGGTGATTGCAAAAGCAAAATTCGCTAGTGTTTATTTGTTCGCACCAGGTCAAGTAGGGCAAGGGGATGGATATTTGTACCAAAACCGAATATACCATGACTTGTTCAAGATGAAGCATCAAGAAAGTGCTGTTATTGCATCTACCTTAGCAAAGTAGATGCCCCGGAAGAACCGGGGCGATCTGGTAATGACATGAAAGTCGATGAACTTAAAGCCGAGTTGGATCGCTTAGAAATTGAGTATCCAGCTGCTGCCAAGAAACCAGAACTAATCGAGCTGTTAAAAGAGAGTGAATAATCGCTCTCTTTTTTCATGGAGGTGAAACCATGGAACGAATAAGACGTAAGCCGTTGAATGAAATCTTTGATGATCCTGAAAGTAACGAGCAATGTTGCTACCTATCTTTTAGAGAGTACAAGCGACTCGTGGATCGTGATACGGAACTGACTGAAAAAGACTTCCGGAAGCTTCTGAGAAAAGCCAGTGCCTTATTGGACATCCAAACCAGACGCTTCTATCAGCGCAACGATCTTGAATCAGATATTCCATTGCGTCGCAACGCTTTTAAGTTGGCTGTTGCTTATCAAATTGAGTACATGCATGAAGCAGAGGCTACTACAACGTTTGGGATGCAGGAGCCGGACAGTTGGTCTATTGGCCGCATGAGCGTTTCTAAAAGTAAGGGTGGTTCATCCTCAACGACGCACGAAGCACCGCTGCTATCAGGGGATGCTATGCTGCAGTTGTCTGGGACAGGTTTGTTATATCGTGGGGTGAGTCGATGAGAATGCCGCCAAAACGATTCTTCCCTCATACAATGATCTATCGAAAGAAAATTGGTGTAACCCCAAGAGGTGAGCCCATTCTTGAGGATGAGCTTGTGATTAAGCATGTCCGCTTTGATGACACGGTTAAGTTTGAGCCACGCGACATCGATGGGAAAGTACAAACGCCCAATGCATTAATCTTAATGGTGAAGAAATACACTGGACCATTACCAGAGTTTTCAGTTGCAGATCAAATTGAGATTTTTGGCAAACAGTACACGATCGCAAAAGTTGTACCGCTGAATGCTGATTCACCTGATCCTTTCGGTTATGAAATTGAGGTGGCCTGATGAGTGGGATCAAAATTGAAATTGATCTAGGTGGTGTCCGGTCAAAGCTCAGTGAAGATAACTTGGGACTAGGTCAGTTGAACATGGCCAACCGGATGCTACAAACCATGAATGAAACTTTAGTGCCATGGGACACAATGCATTTGCGTGACACTGGCCATGTATCTGGTCGGGGAAGTCAGCTGATATTTGATGCGCCATATGCCGGTCCGCAGTATTATGGCGGCCGGAAGCATCCGGTAACTGGTGTATGGATACCATTTGTCAATAAGCAGCCCGGAACTGGTCCATTTTGGGATGAAGCAGCGAAACCGCTATTCATGAGTGATTGGTTACAGGCATTTAAGATTGGAGCGAAACTATAATGGATTTTATTGATCGGCTACAGGAAGTAGCTAGTAAAATCGATGTGCCGGTGATTATCCAAGCCATCGATCAGGAGGAGTCAATCCGGTTGGCACCACTACCGGGAGGCCGAACAGTCAAATCGTACATGAATGGGGACAAGGTCAAGGAATTGCCGTTTGAATTCCGGTTCAAGACAAAAGATTTTTCTGGCGATCGTGTCATCTATCAGCTTTCTGAGATTTTAGAAAATGTGAAATCTATCCCATCTGAAGATGGTTCTTATCAATTCATGGCGTTGACAATTTCTAATGAACCTTTTTTGCTTGGGCAAGATGATCAGAAGTTCTTCTATTATCGATTAGTCGTCCAAGCAAAACTATATTTTAAAAATAAACCACAGGAGAGTGAAGACTAAATGAAAAATGTAAACAGTGAGCGTGGCCATTTTATTGCGCCATTTACGAGTATCAACACAGCACCTACGGAATCAGCGTGGGTAGAATTGGCTGACGGAATTGAAGACATTTCGGACGCAAGTACGGAGGCTACAGAAGAAAAGTCTTACTACAATGGCGTGACAACAAACTTGGTTAACCGTGTATCTGGTGCATACAATGTCAGCGGAGATTACGATTCTGAAGATCCAGCGCAGAAAATTGTCGCAGATATGAAATACAAAACGGGTGTTGGACGAAAAGTTTGGCATCGAGTGGTAAGTGCTGACAAGACGAAACAATGGACTGGCCATGCGACAGTGACGGACATCGTGGCAGGATCTGGTGCAGCAGATACGACCGAGGACTTTTCTTGTACGATTACCTTTGACGCAACACCAACCGAAGGGGTTCCGGGATCTAGTAACGCAGATGCAGCGTTAAATTCTGCACCAGTTAACAATAAAGCAAGCAAAAAAGAAGAAGCCAAGTAAGAGGAGCGTTTAGCGCTTCTCTTTTCACATACAATCGAATGGAGGAAACAAACATGGTAAAAATTCCAGTAAAAACAACCCAAATGCCAATTGAAATTGGTGAACATACATTTTACATTGACACATCAGAAAAAGGTGCAGAATCATTTTGGAAATTAATTGCAGGATATGCGGAAAAATCCTCTAAAATCACGAAAAAGTTGGAAAAAGAACAGATAAAACCAGAAACAGCCAAAAGAAATGCACACGAAGCATTAGAAAAAGTGGTTGATGATCTTTTGGGTCCCGGAGCATTTGATAAGTTATTCGAGCTTTCGCCTGACTATATGTTGATCTCTGAATACTACATGGAGATTTGTTCCGCAGTCAGTGAAGAAATTGGCGGGCGTAAGCAACAGTACTTTGAAAAAATGCAGCACTATTTAGAAGGTTAGATCGATGAAACTGCAGTATCGATTAGAAGACACGGTGGAAATCGAGGGTGTTAGTTATCCGATCGATCTTTCTTTCGATACGGTACTTCGCCTTTTCGATTTATTAAAAGATCCGGGGCTATCGGAGCCAGAAAAAATCCTTTTAGGCATCAATCTTTTGTTAGGTGTTTCGTTTTTATATGACATTGAAACACAAAACACGATTTTTTTGTCGATCTTGGAGACATTTGATATTTGGGAAAAGCCAAAACCACGATATGACAAGAAGGGCAAAAAATTAAAGCCAAAAATGAAAGACATTGCGGAGCAGCATTTTTCTTTTGATTACGATGCGCCAAATATCTACGCAGCCTTTTACCAAGCATACGGAATCGATCTGTTTGATCAGCGAGGAAAAATGAGGTGGGAGAAATTTATTGCTTTATTCGGGGGACTGCCGTATGAAACAAGATTCCGCCAAATCGTATCCATTCGGACGAAAAAAATGCCAACAGGAAAAGGGAACAAAGAAGCAAAGGATGAGCTTCGGAAATTGAAGAAACTCTATGCACTACCGAAAGAAGGTGAAGAAGATGAGCAGAAGTGATGGCAAGGTAACGATCGACATTATCGTCAATGGGAAACAGGTCACGAAAGAAATTGACCTGGTCGAACAGGGCTTTTCCCGATTGGGTAAAAATGCCGACGATGTGATGAAAAAAGTCGGATCTGACATGGGTGCTAATACCGAATCAGGTGCCAAGTCTGCCATTAAAGCGGTGGATTCGGTAGAAAAGACTGTTTCAGATCTAGGCAAGACAACTGAAACCTCCACTGCAAAAGCAGGAAAGTCGATCGGTGATAACTTTGATGCTGGGTCCAAGGGAGCGAACCAAGCGACGGATAGTGTGACGAAGACTGTCGCAGATCTGGTATCATCTGTCGAATCTTCTGCACCTAAAATCGGAAAAGAGCTTGGCGGATCCTTCCAGTCCGGTGCTAAAGAGGCAACGAGCGCTTTAGATGGTATCGGAAAATCAAGCAGTAACATGCTAGCAAGTATTGAAGCGACGTCACCAAAGGCAGGCAGAAGTATCGGGAATTCGTTTGAGTCAGGTTCAAAACAAGCAGCTAACGCACTTGGATCAATAGAAAAGTCCTCTGCACAAATGGTTCCTCCTGTTGAATTGTCAGCAACTAAAGCAGGCAAGAGCATTTCAGAAAGTATTGAAGCCGGCGCCAAACGTGGATCAAGTGCATTAGGATCTGCCGTTGATGTAATGAAGGGACATTTATTAGCCCTTCAAGAACACGCAGATACAACAGGAAATAAGTTAGGCGATTCTTTTGAAAAGCCTGATCCTAGTGCGAATCTCTTAACTGGCAGCGTCGGCAAATTGAGTGCTGCAATGTTGATCACCAAAGGTGCGACTGCTGCATTGTCAATGGCCAAAGGGTCATTGGACAGTGCTTTTGGTCGTATCGATACACTGAACAACTTTGAGAATACTATGACCCGATTAACTGGCAGCTCAGAGGAAGCTTCAGCAGGGATGGAAGGTGTTCGAGATGCCGTAGTTGGCACAAATTATATGCTGGATAGTGCCGCACAGACCGTTCAGCGATTGACCCTGCAGAACAAGGATCTTGAAAAGTCCACTGAGAGTTATAAGGTTTGGGGCGACGCCGTGGCATTCTATGGTGATGGATCCGCCGATGCGATGGATAACGTCATGGACGCGATGATCCAGATGCGTGCCACAGGAACAGTTAATATGGCACAAATGGACCGCATGGTTCGTCGTGGTGTCGATCCATGGGAAATCTATGCAGATGCTACAGGTCGCAGCGTCGGTGAAGTCCGAGATGCTATGCGTGATGGTGAAATGAGTGCCGGTGAATTTTTCGATGCTGTCGAGCATGCGATGCGAGAGGGTGGCAATGAACTAGCCTCCGTCACAGGAATGGCGCAACAAGCAGGAGATACTTGGCAAGGATCATTTGCCAATATGGCGACTGCAGCAGCAAGGGGAACCGCAAATATTATCGAATCTACAGATAAGGCATTCGGGGAGACACGTTTTGGATCCATGAAAGAAAATGTTCAGGGATTTGGTAAAACCTTCGAGGGGACACTGAACGGAATCGCTGGTGTGATCCCTCCTGTTGTTTCGGCTGTTGATACAATGGCTGGTGGAGTTATTGCTGTGAAAGATGCAGCTGTGACTGCAGCACCTGTAATTGTGGGACTAGGGACGGCATTTGGCGGATTATTGATCGTGCAAAAAGTTGCTGTGGGAACTACAACCTATATACAGATGTTGAAATATTTAACTGGAGCAACGTCGGCAGCAACTGCAGCGACCAAAGTTGATACGATCGCAACGAAATTGGGAACAGGAGCTAATGTTGCAAATGCTGCTTCTCTTAAGGGTGCAATTGCAGCACAGAAAACTTATGCAATTGTTGCAAATGCATCAGCTGTAGCCGCAAAAGCACTAGCTGCTGCTAAATTATTGCTAAATCCTGCGGCTGCCATCACTGCAGGTGTTCTAGGCTTAGCTGGTGCAGCTGCAGTCGTATTGGGCAAAAATTTCTTAGACGCTAGAAAAAAGGCGAAAGAATTAGCAAGTGATCTCGATGATTTAGGGGATGACCTTGAAGGGCTTGAAAAATCCACTGAATCAAGTGCAAAAGCTTTTGAGGCACAAGAGAAAGTCATTGAGTCAAATGCCGAAAGAAACAAAGATCTCGCAGCAGAATTAGAACGGCTCTCTGCTATCGAGAACCAATCTGCAGCTGACAAACAGTTGATGGCCGATACAGTTGATGAGTTAAATAATTCTGTTTCAGGTTTGAATATGACCTACGATGAAGAGACCGGTCTCTTGAGTGCCACAACTGAAGAGATTCAAAAACGGATTGAAGCATCAAAGGGCATGGAGGAAGTCAGCCGTCTTTCTGAACGTCAAAATGAACTTATTCAGCAAGCAGCCGATTATGAAACAACTTTGGCAGAAGTTACCAAAGAGCGCGCCATGATTGAATACAATGCGGCTGTTGAAGGTGTGGATGGGAAGAAAGTATACAAAGAAGCATTAGAAGCTTTGGACGAGAAAGAACAAGCGGCTCATGAAAATTTAAAAGCCATTAAGGAAGAACAGGGTGAACTTGGCGAAGCTGAAAAGGCTATGAGAGCAGAAGTTGCCGCCGCTAATACCGAAGCCAATCAAATGATGATTGATTCTTATAATAATTTGAAGGATCACCAAAAAGAAGCGCTAGATTCCATGAACGACATGTACAAGAAGCTTGTTGAACAATCCACAAATGCATTTGAGACCATGGAACAAAAAGAATCCATTAGCTTGGAGAAAATGGCTGAAAATCTGCGGGAAAATGCGAAAGCCATGGAAAAATGGTCAACAAACGTTGCCCTTTTGGCAGCTGCTGGTGTTGATGACGGAATCATTCTGCAACTTGAAAAGATGGGACCAGCTGGTGCTGAACAAGCCGAGAGATTGGTTAAAGAAACTGGCGCTGGCTTAGAAGAATTACCTGAAGAAGGCAAGAAGAAAATTGATGAGCTAAACAAAGCAATGGGCGAATCAATGAGTGAAGCGATGGACAGCACCGCACGTATCGTTGATGAAGAAGCAGATGTCGTTGCTGAAAAAATCGGTTTAATTCCGGAAAAAGCAGAAACAACTCTTAAAGCTCAAATTGAAGGTCGTGATTTTGCCCAATGGGGGAAACACTTTACGGATGAGATATCTGCAGGTGTTGAAGACGGTGAAGAGCAGGTCGCTGAAGCTGCAGAAAATGTTGCACTTTTACCGGGGAAAGTGATTGAAGAAACGATCGCTAATACCAATTATGCAGAAATTACTGATCCACTTGCTAAGGGGACGTCAGACGGAATTTTGGCAGGGATCCAACCTGTCGAAGATGCGTCGAAAGAACTAGCCGAAACGCCAGAGAAGTTATTTGGTGAAGTGATTGATCAAGATGTTTTTGTCGCTCACGGAGAGACGCCGGGTAAAGGATACGTGGAAGGCATTGATCGAAGTAAGGAAGCAGTTCAGGCAAGTGCCGCCGAATTGTCAGATGTGCCACGAGAAGTCTTTGAAAAAGAAATGGATCCAGAAACGTTTAAAGGATTCGGTGTAAATATTGGAGAAGGTGCAGCTGGAGGGATTGATCAATCTGCACCACAAGTCGAAAACGCCACGAAACAGATGGCTGAGTTGGCAAACAAAGCTTTCCGTAAGGAAAATGATATCAATTCACCATCTGGTGTTTACCGAGAATATGGTGGAGATATTACGACCGGTCTTGCCCAAGGAATCGAACAAAATAGCAGCGTACCTGAACGAGCGATCGTACAGTTGGCCAAGAAGCTGATGTCTTTGCTGGATAAAGAACTCAATGCCAATCAGATGGGTAAACAAATCGGAAAGCCGATGGTGGAAGGAATCGCTCAGGGGATTGATCAGAATTCTTCCAAAGTGTTGAGTTCAATTGCCAAAATGACAGACGAGATGGTCAAGAAGTCTAAGAAGGCTGCCGAAGATGTCGTCAAGGAATTTGAGAAAATGGATCGTGATGTTGATCGAATCTTGCAAAACATGCCAAGAATTGCGATTGCGGCTATGCGTGAATCCAATCAGGCTTATCGTGAGGGGATGCGAGACGCGAACGACACAATCCGTGATGGTGCGCAGCGTATGCCTGACCAGATGAGCCATTTACCTGATCAGTTTTATCGTATTGGTCAAAATTCTATGATCGGATTAAACAATGGATTGGTGGCTGGTCAAGCACAGGTGTTGAATACTGCCGCAACGATCGCCAATCAGGTAGCCCAAACGATGCAGAGAGCCTTGGATATCAACTCACCTTCAAAAGTGATGATGATGGATGTGGGACGTTGGATCCCTGCAGGAATTGGTGAAGGGATTGAGCGATTCAAGCATTATGCGTTAGATGCCATTGAGGATTTGGGCGCGCAACTTGTTCTGCCGAATATCCAAGCTGAGTCGGTGGCCATTGCTGGTAATGCAGGCTTTGGCTTATCATTGCCAATGGCTAAGAGTGAATCGAGAACCACCAACCAAACGATCCATAATACACCGCATATCGATATTCATTTTGATGAAATTACCATCAATGACAATCGTGATATTGCTGAATTATCGGAACTGCTCGCAGAACACACGGCAGATGAAATGAGGAGGTCATTAGAATGACAAATGAACCGTATTTTGAATTTAATGGCCATAAGTCGATTGACAAGAACCTCTATCTCCTAAATGAGATGGAGTTGACGATTCCTGAATCAGATCTTCGATTTGACGAGGTAGATGGCCGACAAGGCGCAATCATTTATGACAATGAGCGAGAAAAAGATATTATCAAGACATTTCCCATGGAACTTAGAAAAGAAGCAGACAAGTCGCTTTTCCAGCAAGTCAGAGAAATTACTCACTGGCTGAAGGAACCCAAGCGATACAGTCGGCTTCTTTTTTCTGAGGATCCGGACTATTTCTATGAAGGCATCTTTCATTCACAAGTTCGAATTCTCGATCGCTGGCGTGATCATTTTGACGTGGCGTTGCCGTTTCGGTGTAAGCCAGTGATATATCGACTAGATGGCCAAACTGTAACTGCTCACATATCTGGGCGCACATTGGAGAACCCGGAACCAATCAATTCGTTGCCATTGATCCAATTTAGATATAGCGGTACAGCAGATGCGACCCTGACCATTAATGGTCGGCAGTTTCGAATCCTGAGAGCGGCCGGTGCTGGCATGATTACGATCGACAGCGAGCTAGGAACGGCTTATCGGGATGGAATAGCGAATATATCCAATGCAATCCTAATGCAATCTGATGGATATCATGTGCCGCAGTTGCAATCAGGCAATAATACTATTTCATTTACTACACAAATCACACAAATGATGATTACACCAAGATGGAGGTCGATGGCGATATGAGTGTGCCAATTCTTTACAATGAATCGAATAACGATTACAGCACGCTCGGTCTAGGTTTATTGAACGAAGCAAGCAGCGTGTTGGCTGTAAGGCATAGAAATCAATTTCCATATCTTACCTTAAACTATCCGATCAATGGCCAGCTATTTTCTCAGTTGAAAGAAGGGAAGAAAGTAGTTGTTGATGTTGGTCCGGGTACTCGATCGAAGCGGCAGAGATTTGAAATCACTAAGATTACTAAACCTCAACACGGCATTATTTCTATTAAATGTGATCATATTTCACTTTTAACTGAAAAAACAGCGCTAAATAAAGGACAGAAGCACACCGCGATTTCAGCCCAAGAGGCATTGAATCAGTGGCGTGCTCTTTTAGTTCCTCAGCGTGATTTTACCGTGTTTACGGATCTGACAACGTTCACAGCAATGGACTTTTCCGAAGTTGGTCACTTTGAAAGTGCAGCTGAAGCTTTGGGCGGAAAAGAAGGTTCAATACTTCAAAAGTACAATGGTGAATATATCTTTGATAACAACGAAATTCGTTTGATGCGAGAAGGTGGCAAGGAGACCGGTGTTGTTATTGCTTATGGCAAGAATTTAGTGGATCTCGTTCAAGAAGAAACGATCGAGAGCACTTATACATCGATTCGGCCATATGCTCGGGCGAATGAAGAGGGGGCAAGTGAGTTAATTCTTCCAGAAGTCATTTTAGATAGTTCCCATGTCGACAAGTTTCCGGAACGTCGGGTGCAGACGGTGGATCTAAGCAGTCGAAACCCTCAAACAGTCGCAGAACTTCGTCAGTTTGGTCAGTATTACATTTCAAGCAATCAGGTCGGGTTGCCTCGTGTGAATCTAAAAGTAAAGTTTGCGGATCTATACAGCGCGACCGGAGAAGAACAACATCGACAATTAGAACAGCTAGAATTGTACGACACTGTCACCGTGGCTTTTAACAATCTAGGTGTTAACGTCAATGCAAAGATCAATCAGACCGTTTGGAATGTTTTGTTAGATAAGTACGAATCGATTGAAATTGGCGATTCAAGAGCCACGCTAGGATCCAACCAGAAAGAACAGGATCGTGATCGAGAGGAACAAGTCAATCGACCGCCAATCATCGGACCCGGAAACATTGCCAACGTGCGTCCCGGAACGATTACGAACCTAGTCGCTTATGGTGGTTTTAGCCAAGTACTACTGCATTGGGATATGCAGGGGCTGACCGTTCGTGAGTATGAGATCTACGGATCCCAAGAAAAAGGGTTTGTTCCGGGACCAAGTAGTCTATTGGGGACTACCAATGTGAATGCATATACTCACGGAACAGAAACGAAATTGCAATGGTACTACCGAGTAAGAGCGGTCAACCATCATGATGTTGCTGGTCCTTTTAGTGCGGAAGTGTTTGGCCAAACGGCAAACACAAAAGACCTCGACGAGTTAGAGGGGATCTTGGATGATCTAAACAACCGGATTCTTCCGGAATTAGATGAACGTCTAACAGAAAACGATCAGGCGCTTTATGATCTGAAGCAAAACATTTTGCCGGATCTCGAAGGACGGCTGAAAGACCTCGAAGTTGAAATGGACATACTGACAACTATCAAGTTACCGGGACTTGAGCAGAAATTACTCGATAACGAGCTTGCTTTAAATGAACTGAACAACATTTCACTACCTCTGCTGGATGAACGCTTGAAGTCAGCCGAACAAAATTTCCTAGATGCACAAAAACGAATCGATGATGCAATGGCGGATATTCGAGAGGTTGAGGATCTGCTTTCTGATTGGCAGTGGCAAGACACGGTTGAAATTGACGGCGGGAAAATTCGAGCTGACACCATTTTGGCAAGATCAATCCAAGCCGGAAGCATTACAACAACGCAGATTCAAGCTGGAAGCATTGTTGGGAATGATTTGGCTATTAACACCATTACAGCTAGAGAAATCAATGCGCAAACCATTACGGCTAATGAGATAGCCACAAATGCGATCATTACTCGACATATCTCAACAAATGCCGTAACCGCAAACGAGATCGCTGCAAATACCATAACTGCAGATAATATTTCCACAAATGCAATTATCGCCCGTCATATTTCAACTAGCGCAATCACGGCAGAAAAGATTAATACTAACGCAGTAACGGCCATAAAAATTAACGCAGGCGCTGTCACTGCTGAGAAAATTGCGACAAGCGCCGTGACTACAGTCAAGTTGAATGCTGAGGCTGTTACGGCTGCTAAAATAGCTGCCAACACAATCACTGCAGCGCAGATTGCAGCAAACACGATCACGGCGAATCAGATTGCCACAGAAACGATCACAGCGAACCGAATTGCAACAAACGGTATCATTGCGCGCAATATTACTGCAGGATCAATTGTTGCAGACAAATTGGCGACTGGATCAGTGACAGCAGTCAAAATAGCTGCAGGGGCTGTAACTGCTGATAAAATCGTCGCTCGAGCTGTAACTGCTGAAAAGCTAGCGGCAAATGCCATTCAAGTTGGATTTAATAACATGGGGAATACCTTGCATTTAGAACCCACAAGATTAACTTTCAAAAGAACAGCGACAAGAGATTTCATGCGACTTACTGGAACATTTTTAGAGTTCTATAACAACAATGCTGCAAATACCGCAATTGGTGGCTTCTCTCAAGTCTCTACAACTGTTAACGGTACTTCTAGGCAAGCAATAGCTTTTTTTGCAGCACCAGGCGCAGCTATGGTATTGGGACGTGGCACGACTGGCGGAGGGACGGCATTGATTACTTTTGATGGTAATAGCAATACAGTCCGTGTAGGTGGATCCTTTGATATTTTCAATGCTGTGATTATGAATAATCACCAATTAAGAAGAGCGTCACTCAATAACTGCTTTGCATCTTCAAATTTAAATATGAATGGCTTTTCTATAACCAATCAATCTGATATTCGACTAAAAGAAAATATTGAGAATACTTCTGTTCAGGGAATCGAAGAAACGAAACGAATCCGCATGGTAGATTTTGATTGGAAACAAAATTACCGAACAAAAAACGAAGAAGACCAGCCGCCACTTGGAAGACAATTTGGCATGATAGCGCAAGAAGTTCCTTTCTTACTTGCTAATAATGACGACCAAGATCACTATTTAAAAATTGATTTGAATAAGCAGGTCAATCTCAACACGAAAACGAATCAAGAATTGATTGCGCTTGTTGAACAGCAAGAACGACGTATTCAAAAATTAGAAAAAGAAATGGAGAAAACAGCATGAAAAAAGTCACAATCACATTGAAGAACTATGAATTGGGAACCGCGTTAGCCTTCGTTGCAAAAATGGACTTAAAGGCTGCGAGTGCTAGCCGACACCGATCGAAATTCAAAAAGGAACTATTAAAAGCAGTTGAGGGGCTGCAAGAGTCAGAAATGGAACTGTATGATCAGTATGGTGATAAAGATGATGATGGAAAGCTGGTCATCAACGAAGCACAGACAGGATATGAAGTGAAAGATTCCGAAAAGAATCAGTTTGCACAAGAACTACATGCTTTGTTGGATGAAGAGATCGTGATCGAGAGCGGCTTATATGCCAAAAATTTTTCTTTGTTTGGGAAGGTGCTTGCTGATTACAACGGTGTGATTTCAGGGAAAGAAGCAGACATTTACGACCGACTGATGGACGAATTTGAAAAGGAGGAAAACCAAGATGTTAAAGACTAATACGAGCAGCACATTTTCAGGACAGGTAATGATTGACGAAACGATGGTCGTCTACCTCTCTGCATCAATTGAAAAAGAACAAGGTGTTTCAACTTCGCCGAGTATCAGTATTCAAGATTCGGAACTTTATCAAAAAAACAAAAAGACTTGCCGTGAAGGAATTCAAGAATTTTTGAAAGAACTGTGGGCGTTAGAAGACAAAGCTTGAAGGAGGACGGACTATGGAAAATCGCTACGTAACCAGTGAGATCACGTTAAATAAAACGGCGGAAAAACGTTCTTCTCCTATACCGACCAATACAGAGTTTTTCAGTTATGACCAACGTGTCGCAAAAAAGACGATCAACTTTCAGTTTAAAGGGGAGCCTTTGGACCTTTCAGAAGCTAATGTAATTTTGGGCTTTGATTTCGTGACTGCAGGTCAGTCAGTTATTTTTGAAAGTGCTGATGGCTCAATCAAAATTGAGGATCCCACAGCCGGAAAAGTAAATGTGATGTTGCCAAATGACATATACGCGTACTCCGGAGCAGTGATCATTTATGTCTTTGTCGAATTTTCCAATGGTCAATCGTTAGACTATCCGGCATTTAGTACTGAATTCAAAGAGTCTTGGCTTGATCAAGATCTTGGAGAAATGGCGCAGTTTTATGTGAAGCGATTCGAGGATTTGCGAAACTTGGTTTTTGAACAAGCCTCAGACATCGATCAAGATTTGACCGAATTTGAAAATCGAATTGGACAAATTGAATCGGACCTTGCTGCCTTTGACATCGATGCCCTAGCGAAGGAAATTGAAGAAGAGATTCGCACAACGGTAGAAGGAAGGCTCAGTGACATCGAGCAACGACTTGATGATGCGGATTTTGTCACAGAAGAAATTGTTGATCAAACACTAGAGAAGTTTATGTTTGGTGCACCGCTAGTTCGAGAACCATTGCTTGATTTAACTGGGAAAATTCGAGGAAGTTTTGTGGAAAATGTCCATAGAGTTGGCGGAGTACTTTCAACTTCTTTACCAAGCAGTGCAACAGCAGGAACAGAGATCACTCAAGCGCAATACAATCGAATAGCCACGAATGACTTGACTGATACTAGTATTAATTCCACAGTTGCAAATGGTAGGATGCACATTGTATTTACATTGGATGTACTTGGCGATATGAAGCGAAGGTTTCCTGAATTATTCACATTTTTTTCTCCACAAACATTGCAAGAGGAATTGGCTATAATTCAACCTTTCGTTAAGAATATTCAGTTTACAGCCTATGCGCATATCAATTCCACCACCTCATATCCGATCATTGGGTATCGGAGAATAGCTGAAAACACCGGATTCAACTGGCAAGAAATGGCAAGACACGAGAGCACTTTCAATGATAAACTCACTTTTCCACTTGAGTTAATAACCGGTACTACAGTACTGGGTCATGTTGGAAAAGCGGCCGCGGTCTTACGTGGTCCTGAACGACAAGCAACTAATCAAAATGCGATTCGGGTGGCATATGCAAAAGTAGAATATACAGTTGCTCTTAGTTTAACCAATTTATATATACCCAAAAGGATTGATCAGATAGCGAACCCAACCATTGACATGTTCAATCACTTAGCCCAGCGAATCAATTACTTAGAAAAGAGAGGATGAAACTTATGGAAGGATACAAAGCAATCTATGACACAAGGGATATACAAGATCTGAGGCCTCTATATACGCCAGAGAATCGCCCTGTATTCCATCCCTATACGGAAGTAGAGCCACCGACTGATCCGCACGTGGTGGTTATTGGGTTTGATTTTAATCGGCAGCGTTGGAATGTGCTGAGTGCTGCAACACCAGAAGAAGTCGAGGAGTTACAAGAAACCACGGATTCCTTGGGGCGATCGGTGGTACAGCTGACGTTACAAAATCTTCAACAGGCACAGCAAATAAGAGAATTGACTCAAGGAGGGCAAAAAGATGCTTAATTTTGAGACGATTCAATATTGGTACAACCGTGGCTGGATGACAGAAGCTGACGTCAATCAGTTTCTGTCACTTGGTGCAATCACAGAGGAACAGGCAAATACAATTTTAGGAATTGACGGATAGGTAGGTGACTTATGGATGTATTGATCAAAAGCATTGCAGAGCATCCAGAACAAACAATCATGGGGCTACTTTTTTCTGGTTTGCTTGTTTGGGTGATGTATCAAAACAATTCACGTGAGAAACGGTACCAAGATGCCATCACTGAATTAACAAAAGCGTTAGGCGATATGAAACAAATTCGTCGGGTTGTCGATAAAATCAACGACAAGATTAGCGATAAATTGAAATAGGAGGAAGAATATGAAAGCTATATTAATTGCAGCATCAGTCATTGCACCGCTTGTAGTTGGCGTGACTGGTCTGATAAAAACTCAAGTGAAGAACTATGACATTTTGCCAGTGATCAATGTGATTGCTGGTATTTTACTTGGTGTACTATTTGCTTTGTCATTTGTTCAGGAAGATCTCGTTTTATATGCTTGGGCAGGGGCTGTGGCAGGCCTAGCAGCAAGCGGTCTTTTTGATTTAGGATCTAGCGTGATCAATCATGATGAGCATCCGCCAGACTATGCTGATGGCCAAAGCGAAACAGAAAAAACAATCTATCAGCGCAAAGATCAGGATCAGTCGAAGGGCTGATCTTTTTCTATACCAAAATTTTAGGAGGAATTATCTTGGACGAAAAGAAATTTAGTGACAAATGTCGAGAACTAGTAGCCAGTTATACCAATGATCATTTGGATAAGAGTGATCAGGAAGAAATTACATCGGATGATGTGTTTATTGTTTGGCAAGTTAAGGTACTGCAGAACAACAATGCGCTGTTAAGTACAAAGCTATTTGATGGGATGTACTACGAGATCACCTACAACGGTGATAAAGACGAGTACTACTTTGATGCATATAAAAAGTGGGAAAATAAAGCTATTAAAGCTTAAAAATTAGGAGGAAAACACTATGACAAAAATTGTAGATTTACGAGGCGATTCTAGAATTTTAGGACCGTCTAATCCAAATCGATCCATGGCAGGAATCACTAAGATTGCTCGGCATCATAGCGCAACAGCGACCGGTGATGTTTGGGCATTCCAAAATCACTGGCGAGGAACACTTGGCTGGGGGACTGGTGGTTACCACGAAATTATCTTGCGTGATGGATCAGTACAATTGATCTATCGGGATAATGTCACGACGAACGGCGTGGGGAATCACAACAGCAAGACTTACCACATTTGTGTTGTGGGTAATGGCTCCTTTACTGCAGAACAAGAAAAAGCATTTGACGAGCGTGCACGTGCAGCCATGCAGCGATTTAATCTGAAAGCATCCGATGTGATAGGGCATAACGAGTTTTCAGGACACGGATCTAATACTTGTCCCGGAATCAATATGGCGACTGTTCGCAGTCGGTTAAGTGGCTCAGCTGGATCTAAACCTACACCAATCCCTGCTCCTACACCTACCTTCAATGTGGAGCCTTGGAACAAGCGCCAAACTGTGAGCACCGACGTGCTAAATGTACGTACTGCTCAAAATACGAACTCTGCTATCATTAAAACGCTGAAACGTGGACAAACGTTCAACGCTACTCGTATCACTCGGAACGGTGAAAGCGTCAATGGGTTCACTACTTGGTTTGAAGTTGATGGAGCTGGTTGGGTATCTGGTGCTTTAGTTACTGAGGTTTCAAATAATACAACTGCAGCAGCGCCGCCGGATAATGTTTGGCATAGTCTTTCAGGAACAGTAACTGTAACTGCAGCTAAGGGAATCAATTTGCGAGGAACTTCTAGCGGAGATACAACTACACCGACTAATCTAGGAATTCTTGCTTTGTTGGGACGTGGTCAGCAAGTGAAATATGATCGTGTACTAGTCCAACGAAATGGACATGCCTTTGTACGTCAACCTCGCTCGGGTGGATTTGGATGGTTAGCGATTGGTCCAACCAAAGATGGTAGAGTAACGGAGTATTGGGTAAATGGAATTACACTATAATCTATAAAAACGCATACAATATGCCATGAAAATTCAAAAAAATATGTAAAAATGATCTTAAGTAATAAAAAACATATTAGAGAGGAAGATTATTATGACAATAACGATTCAAGATTTACGAGGAGATGCAAGAATTTTAGGACCGTCAAATGCGAAACGTGATGTTTCAGTGGTGACAAATATTGCTCGCCACCACTCTGCAACGGACACTGGCGATGTATTTGTATTTCAAGAGCATTGGAACGGAACATTAGGTTGGGGAACGGGTGGTTATCATGAAATCATTCTCCGTGATGGCACGGTTCAATGGTGTTACTTCGATGACGATGTAACCAATGGCGTAGGTGGACACAATACACCGACCTATCATATTTGTTTAGTAGGAAACAGCTCATTTACTGAAGCACAAGAAAAAGCATTTAATGAACGCGCGAAAGCAGCAATGCAACGATTTGGCTTAGGTGTTGAAAATGTCTTGGGTCATAACGAATTTAGTGGTCATGCTTCAAACATTTGCCCGGGCATCAACATGGATGTCGTAAGGGATATTCTTAACGGTGGTGATGGTAATATTCCAGAGCCAGACTATATTATGCAAGATTGGAACAAAGAGATGGTTGTTGCAGCTGATATTTTGAATGTACGTCAAGAGCCAAATACACAATCAGCAATTTTGCGACAATTAACGAGAAGTCAAGTCTTCCAATCCGCACGTGTCACGATCAATGGTGAATTAGTAAATGGAATCAGGCATTGGTATGAAGTTGATGGGAATGGATGGGTTTCAGGATCTTTAGTTGCGGAATCCTCTGTTGACAATGAGTGGATCGAACAAAGCGGTGAAGTGACAGTTGCTATTTCTGGGGGCATCAATCTCCGAGGTCCTTCTGCAGGAGACGTAACAAACCCTACGAGTTTACCAATCATACGTCGAGTAGATTTAGACGAAGCATTTGCCTATGATAGAATACTGGTTCAGAAAAATGGTCATGCGTTTGCCCGTCAATCGCTAAATGAGGGGTATGCTTGGCTAGCGATCGGTTCAACTGTAAATGGCATAGTCACATCTTATTGGGTTAGCGGAATTGAAATCTAAATAAAAATCCCGTCCTACATAGTAGGGCGGGGGTACATAATTTACTGCCTATTTATTGTTGCTCGCTTTTTTGATTAAAGTAAAATATCTTTCATACTAAAAGAAAATATCATTTTGATATGAACACATTCGTTTCTTTACATTAACGATCTAAATATCAATGAGGTGCTCATACTTTTTTAGCGTGGCATAAATTAGTTGTGCTTCATTTGATAATTTTATTGTTGCCGATTTAAAACTTTTACGACTTAATACGATTAAGCTGCGATGCAAACTTTTGTTGATTATAGATTTAATTTCATCATCTTGTTCAGGGACCAGGTCTATGTTATTATTACCATTTTTTATTAAAAAATATGAATATTCTAAGCAGCTCATCTTGTGAACGAATGCTGCAAATTCAATTTTATCTATTTTCAAAAAACCATCCTTTCATCCTAAACAATATTAATAATTTTAATATTGTTTTTCAAATCAATAATTTCAGTTGGTAATGAAATTTTTGAAAGATGACCTGAGAGTGGTAATGGAAAATTTATCAAAATATACTTAGAGAAATTGTTATTAACTGGATAGTAGTTATCGGAAAAATGACTCAATCTTTGCTACCTTATATTTATTCCACTATGTTTATGAACATGATAGAATAAGTTAACCAATAAAGTAGTTTTTTTATTTTTCTTTTGCCCAGTCCATCCTATGGAGTGGGCTTTTTGTGACGATAAAAAACAGTGTTATTTCAAACGCTGTTTAAATGAAGATATATATTATTTCAAAATTTCTATTGGTAGCTGATGACCTATTTCTTTAACTGAGATCTAAACATAAAGTATCCAATGACTTCTAGTATACCCATAGCAATTAAGGTAAAGCCAAATACTTGTAGAAGAATCAATAAACTTGCGAATGGATTAAATAGAAGTAATGCACCACCAATAACAAGAATTACACTATAGATAATCCAAGCCACAGATTTGGTATTAAGACCTAGTACTAATTGAAAAGCACCATTAGAAATAATAGATAGACCTAATAAGATGGGGAGAATTGATGCGATGGTACTCGCAAACAGAAGTACGACAAGGGCTAATACAAGTAAAAATATCCCACTGAATAGACCTAATCCCCAGTGACCAGATTCTTTTCTCGTTTTAAAATCTTCGAGAATATTAATTAAACCAATCAAGGTTAAGTACCCAGCAAGTACATACCCAATAAAATTGAAGAAACCAGCTGGATTAATTGCAATAGCTATCCCAAAAAGTATATAGATGATAGCTCGAAGAATTGCGTGACTTTTGAAGTTTCTTTTTAATATAACTAACAT